AACTATTTAAGCTCTTGGATGATATTCAAGAGCAAGGGGATACCCCTCATCCAAAAAAACATGATAGAGTTTTATTAATAGATGGTTTAAATCTATTTTTTAGAAACTTTGCAATGCTTAATATGATAAACCCTGACGGGATCCATGTCGGGGGGTTAGGGGGTTTCCTACGTTCTTTGGGAGCACTAATCAGGCAAATCCAGCCTACTTCTGTTTATGTTGTATTCGATGGGGCAGGTTCATCAACCAACCGCAAGAACCTGCTTCCCGAATACAAATCTGGTCGTGATATCCAAAGGGTAACTAATTGGGAAATATTTGATAATTTAGACGAAGAACATGACTCAAAAGTTGACCAAATAGTACGTCTAATCCAGTATTTAAAGCTATTACCTGTTAAAACCATAGCAATCGATAAGGTAGAAGCTGACGATATTATAGCCGTGTTATCAAACAAATTGGTTGAAGACTATAATTCAAATGTTTTTATAGTCTCTAGCGATAAAGATTTTATTCAGTTAGTTACTGATAAAATTATTTTATATCGCCCAATGGAAAAAGAGTATTATACTCCTAAAACAGTAAAAGATAAATTTCAAGTTTTAAGTAAGAACTTTATTTTATATAAAACACTAATAGGAGATAATTCAGATAAGATCCCAGGAGTTAAAGGATTAGGCCCAAAAGGCATATTTAAAAAGTTTCCTGAGTTGCTAGATCAAGAATTAACTTTAGAAGACATTTTTAATATATCAGCTAGGAAATTTAAGGAGCATGTCGTATATTCAAGAATAGTTCAGGAACAAAACCGGTTAGAGAACAATTACAAAATAATGGATTTATCTAACCCTATGATGGATGAAATAGAAAAAGATTATGTCTATGGTTTAATAAAAGATGATTTTCCTGAATTACAACCTTCTTATTTTATCAATTTATATGAAGAAGATAAATTAGGAGGAATGATTAGAAATTTAGAGTTTTGGTTAAAAGATAATTTTTTACATTTTAAAGGTTATAAATAGATGACATTACAATCGTTAAATCAATATGGTTACGATTTTCAAATAAAGGTAATATCTTCATTATTAACTCATAAAGAGTTTTTAGTTAATATTCATGATATTATTTCTGAAGAATATTTTGAAAATCAAGCGCATATTTGGATTATAAAAGAAATCCTAAAATATTACGATAAATACCACACTACTCCTTCATTAGAGATTTTAAAGGTAGAATTACAGAAAATTGAAAATGAGGTTTTACAAGTCTCTATTAAAGAACAACTCAAACAAGCCTATGTTTCTTCAGACGAAGACTTAGAATATGTTCAAGAAGAGTTTACCAATTTCTGTAAAAACCAACAGTTAAAAAGAGCTTTAATGTCTTCAGTAGATATGCTGAAAGCTGGAGATTTTGATGGTATTCGTTTTTTAATTGATAGTGCTTTAAAAGCAGGCCAGGATAAAAACTTAGGTCACGAGTACAATAAAGATATTGAAGAACGTTATAGAGAAAATTCTAGAACTATAATTCCAACCCCTTGGGAAAAAATTAATAACCTTTTACAAGGAGGTTTAGGAAATGGAGATTTTGGTTTAATATTTGGTAACCCGGGTGGTGGTAAGTCTTGGTCACTAGTAGCTTTAGGAGGTTATGCTGTTAGATTAGGATATAATGTTTTACATTATACCTTAGAGTTAGGTGAGGATTATGTTGGGAAACGATATGACTCTTTCTTTACTAAGATACCAGTAAACAAAATAGATTCTTTTAAAGAAAAAGTTGAAGAAATAATTCCTCAATTACCTGGAAAACTAATTATTAAAGAATTTCCAACAGGTCGCGCAGCAGTCTCAACAATAGAGTCCCATATCCAAAAGTGTACTGATATGGGTATCCGACCAGATATGGTGATAATCGATTATGTTGACCTTCTCTCATCAAGAAAGAAAAATAGAGAAAGGAAAGATGAAATTGATGATATTTATACAAGCACTAAAGGATTAGCCCGACAGTTGGATATTCCAATTTGGTCAGTCTCTCAGGTAAATCGTGCAGGTGCTAAAGATGAAATCATAGAAGGAGATAAAGCAGCAGGTTCATATGATAAAATGATGATCTCTGATTTTGCGATGTCTCTTTCACGAAAAAAAGAAGACAAAGTTAATGGAACTGGTAGATTCCATATCATGAAAAACCGATATGGGATTGATGGGTTAACTTTTTCTGTTAATGCTGATACTTCAACTGGACATTTTGAAGTATTTGATTATAAAGGAAACGAAGATGGAGATGAAGAAGATCTCCTCCCTCCATCTCGCTCTAATAGTTTCGATACTAATGTAGACAAATTTGACAAGCATTTGCTCCGTCAAAAGTTTTTTGAACTGAAATCTTAACTTAATAATTTTAAATTTAAAAATGGCAAAAAAATCTTTATTACAAGAACGTGTAGTTTATAAACCTTTTGAATATCCAGAGGCTCATGATTACTGGATGAAACAACAACAAGCACATTGGTTACACACTGAAGTACCAATGATGAGTGATGTTAATGACTGGAAACAGAACTTAAATAAAACAGAAAAAAATATAATTGGTTCTATTTTAAAAGGGTTTGCTCAAACTGAAACTGTAGTAAACGATTATTGGTCAGGATTAGTAACAAAATGGTTTAGAAAACCAGAAGTTATTAAAATGGCTGTAACTTTTGGTGCTTTTGAAACTATTCACGCTGAAGCTTATTCACTTTTAAATGAAGAATTAGGGTTAGATGATTTTAGTGAGTTTTTAGAAGATGAAACTACAATGGCTAAAATTGAGACTTTAATGAATGTTAGAGATTCTCATGATGGTACTCCTAACTGGCATGAGAGAGCTAAATCATTAGCTATATTCTCAGCATTTACTGAAGGAGTTAACTTATTTTCATCTTTTGCTGTTTTACTATCATTTAAACTACGAAATTTACTTAAAGGAGTAGGTCAAATTGTAGAATGGTCAATTCGAGATGAATCTTTACACTCAAATGCTGGATGTTGGTTATTTAGAACATTAATGGAAGAACATCCAGAATTAAATACTCCTGAACTAAGAGCACAAATTGAAGAGGCTGCTAGATTATCTCTAAAATTAGAATTAGACTTTATTAATAAAGTATATGAAATGGGAGATTTAGAAGGTTGTTCAAAATATGATTTAACTTCATTTATTAAACACCGAGTAAATACTAAAATGGGTGATTTAGGATATGGGCCTATTGTAAATGATATTGATGAAGCAGCTGTAAAAAGAATGAAATGGTTTGATTCATTATCAGCTGGAAAACAACATACAGATTTCTTCGCAAATCGGGTTACAAATTATTCAAAAGGAGTACAAAACTGGGATGCTAACGATTTATTTTAATTTAAAATGGACAACAATTTAATTGCAGATTATAAACAATGGGAAAAGGGTAAAGATTACCCTGAATTTTTTGATGAGATTTCACTTGCTACAATATCTAAAGGATATCTCTTACCAGGTGAGACTCCAAGAAAAGCATATAAAAGGGTAGCTCAAGCAGCTGCTAACCGGTTAAATAAACCTGAACTAGAAAATAAATTTTTTAAATTAATCTGGAATGGTTGGTTAGGATTAGCTTCTCCTGTTTTATCAAATATGGGAACAGACCGTGGTTTACCTATCTCTTGTTTTGGAGTTGATACACCTGATTCAATTCGTGGTATTGGGCTTACCAATGCTGAATTAATGAAACTTACAGCCTCAGGGGGTGGTGTGGGAATTAGTTTATCCCGTATTAGACCACGTGGAACCATGATTAAAGGTAATGGTAAATCCGAGGGTGTAGTGCCGTGGGCTAAAATTTATGATTCTTCTATTATTGCTACAAACCAAGGAAATGTAAGACGAGGAGCTGCCTCTGTTAACTTAGATATTAATCACCCTGATATAGAAGAATTTTTAGAAATTCGTCGTCCTAAAGGTGATCCTAATAGACAATGTCTAAACTTACACCAATGTGTTGTTGTAGATGATACTTTTATGCGTAAGTTAGAATCACGAGACCAAGATGCTATGAACATTTGGGCTAAAATTTTAAAAGCCCGAATGGAGACTGGTGAGCCGTACATTATGTTTAAGGATAATGTTAATAAAAATAATCCTATTGCTTACATGATGAATAATCTAGATGTAAGTATGACTAACATTTGTACAGAAATTACATTATTTACTGACGAAGAACATTCCTTTATATGTTGTTTATCATCTCTTAACATTGCTAAGTATGATGAATGGAAAAACACAGATACTGTAGAGCTATCAGTTTGGTTCTTAGATGCTGTAATGCAAGAATTTATTGATAAATCTAATGGTAAAGATTCATTACTAAGAACCCACAACCATGCTAAAAAAGGTAGAGCTTTAGGTTTAGGTGTAATGGGTTGGCATACTTTCTTACAACAAAAAGGATTACCATTTAATTCTATCTCCTCAACAGCTCATACTCACAACATTTTTTCTGATATTAAATCTAAAGCAGAAAAAGCATCTCGTGATTTAGCAGTAGAATATGGAGAGCCACTATGGTGTAGAGGAACAGGTATGAGAAATACTCACTTACTAGCTATTGCTCCTACTGTTTCTAATTCTGTAATTACAGGAGGGATCTCAGCCGGAATTGAACCTCTACCAGCTAACATTTATACTTTTAATGGTGCTAAAGGTACCTTTATTAGAAAAAATAAAGTACTAGAAGAATTTTTAGAAGTTAAAGGAGAAAATAAAGAAAAATGGTGGGATCAAATGCTAGCCGATAATGGTTCAGTTCAAAACTTACCAGATAATGTATTAACTCCAGAGGAAAAAGAATTATTCTTAACTTTCCCTGAAATTAATCAGTTAGAATTAGTTAGACAGGCTGCTATTCGTCAAAGATATTTAGATCAAACTCAATCATTAAATCTAAGTTTTACTCCTGAAGATTCTCCTAAATGGATTAATCAAGTTCACTTAGAGGCTTGGAAATTAGGTATTAAAACACTTTATTACCTACGAACAGATAGTGTGATTAAAGGAGATTTAGGATCTAGGCAAGCCGATTGTGTAAGCTGTGAAGGATAAAAAAAGGGTGCTTTGCACCCTTTTCTTTAACTACAGCATTTAATATAATCTGCCCACATTTTTTGGGCGGTCTCGATATCAATTACCCCTTTATCTAATTGGGTTTTAATAACACTGTACATTTCTTTTTTCTCTACTTTATTTTTTTCATGAGCAAAAGTTAATGTACTTGTTAGTAACACTGCTAAAAATATTAATTTTTTCATACGCTAAAATGTTTTGGTTACCATTTATACATATTGAAGTCATATTAAAGACATATTAAAATTGAAAGGCGTAATATATAGTTATATATTATTTTGAAAAATTCTATCATATTTATAATAGCAACCTTTAAAATTTATATTATGAAAAAAGTGTTAGATTTTATTAAATCAAAAGGATTCACTGCTCTTGCTTTCTTAGGTATTGGAGCTGGATTATGGATTTTTGGCTACAAAATTTATGCCGGAATTGCTTTTGGTGTATTTTTAACTCGTAATTGGGATATCCTTCGTGGGTTATTTTCTAAAAAATAATATTTTATATTGTTTATAAAACTTGGGAACCTAATGGTTCCCATTTTTTTTCATATTTATAAACGTATGAAAAAATTATTATTTTTATTTGGGTTATTTTTATTTACCTCTTGTAGTACACTAGAGAGAACATCTTCTTACACTACCCAATATCAAGTAGGATATAATACTTACGATGATGATTATTGGATGAGAGATTGGAGATGGAGAAATTTTGGTTACACATATACTTTTCACCAACCATTTTGGTACGGTTTTAACTATAATTTTTATTGGGGCCCTTTAGGATTTTATAATTACTGGTACAATCCTTACCAGTGGGGCAATTGGAATAATTATCGTCCTACTTATACTTTAAGAACTAGACCTCAAACTACTAGTTATACTCCTAGAAGAGGAAGATCAAATGTCGAATATTCTAATAATCGACCAACAAACCGACCTACTACCTATAGAAATAGAGTAAGAATTAATACTACTTACAGACCCTCCCAATCTAGACCTACAAATATTCAAAGTAGACCCACTAGACCTACAAATATTAGAGTAAGACCTACAAACACTCCCAGAGTAAATAGATCAGTTAGATCTATAAAATCAACCCGTAAAAGAGGGTCTTAAAGATATTATTTCAATACGTATAATAAACAGTGTTTCATTAGAATCGTTATTTTATGTTTAATTATTTAAAACGTAAATGGATGGCTTTTAAAGACATTTTTAAAGATAAAAACGACTATAATGAAAAAAGCATTGTAGGATTTTTATCATTTGCTGTAATGGCAATTTTTGCCGCAGCTGATATTATTACTGGTATTATGGGTAAACCCTTAACTATCAGTGATACTATTTTTAATTCTTTTGTTATTGTTACCTTAGGAGCTTTTGGAATTGCTGAGGTAGGTAAGATATTTGGGAAAAAAGAAAATACTCCCCCTACTCCACCAACTGATAGTGAAGATTATATTTAAATCTACAAAAGTACTGTAATGGGAGAAGTATCAAAAGATAGTAAATTTACACTAAGTATTGAATCATTAGTAATACTTGGAGGAGTAGTAATAACTGTAGTAGGTATGTGGTTTACGCTTCAATCTGAGATAGAAGAAGCTAAAAAATTACCTCCTAGTGAGGTATCTCGAACAGAATATGATTTAAAAGACCAGCTGATTCGAGAAACCATATTAAATACACAAGAAAAAGTAGAGGATAATAGCAAAAAACTTGATGATATTGATCAAAAACTTTATGAAATAATTAAAAAGGATTAAAATGAAAGCCTTAATTTTTATAGCAGGGTTATTTATGGGTTTTAATGCAAACGCTCAAAAGTTTGACCTAGTCCAAATAAACGCTGATTGGAATAAAAAGAATAGCATTCAATTTACTCAAGTTGCTGGTATTCCTATACAATATGCAAGACTAGAAGACCAGCCTGCTAATATTGTTTCTAATATTAAATCTGTTCCTATACTAGTACTGTACGTTAACGGTAGAGTTAGCTACACCTGGTCCGCAGGCATAGACTTAAAATGTAAAGCTACTCCAGCTGAAGTAGAATATATAATTAATAAATTTAGAAATTAAAATTTTGTTATAAATGTACACTAGAGAGCAAATCCAAAAATCAGTAGAGTGTAAAGGATACAAATGGTTTGAAGGAGGAGATTACAATTTAAATATTGTAGGAATAAGAAACTCTGATACTTTTGGAAAAGTTACAAATAGGTTTGACGATAAGATTACAGTTTCTTATTCTGTAGAAGGAAAAATGAAATATCATGAGTTCGATGCAACTACCGACCCAGGATCTCATTGGGAAAGAAATTTATTAAATGAAAACGGAGTAGCAATTTTAGTACCTGGCCAATATAGAGGCTCCCACAAAGTTGGATTACATCAAGGTAAATATGAAGCTCTTAAACAGAAAAAGCATGTAAAAGTTTATCGAGATAATGATAAAGATGGCCAGTATGACTTCCTTACCGAAAACATTCATGAAGGTATTTATGGAATTAATATTCATAGAGCTACAGCAAGAGAAGGAGGAAAGTCTACACAAGTCGATAAATGGTCAGCGGGTTGTCAAGTAATAGCTGCTAATAATGATTTTAAATTATTTATGGAGCTAGCTAATAAAGCTAAAGACTTATATGGTAATTCATTTACCTATACGTTAATTGAATCTAAAGATTTAATTTAAAAATGAAAACTACTAAATTACTCATTTTAAGCGGAAGTATGTCAATCGGATTTATTTGTTCCTATTTTATGGAACTTACTATGCAAAATGCAGAACAATACTTAGCCATTGCTACCTTAATCTTCGCTGATGGGTTTTTTGGTGTAATAGCTGGAATAAAAAGAGAAGGCTTTAAAACTTATAAAGCCCTCAAAATCTTAAAAAATCTAGTATTTTGGCTTGTATCATTAACTCTAATTTTAGTTATAGAAAAAAGTATACCGGGGGCGGGCTGGATAAGTGAAACTATACTTATGCCTCTAGTAATATTTCAATTAATAAGTGCCTTAAAAAATGCATCAATGGCCGGTTTTATTAAAATGGATGTTTTAAACACTGTCTTAGACCGTATCGATAAGCATAAAGGTGATAGAAAATAGGTTGTTTTAGTCCTATTCTTTTATTATATTTATAACCATGCTTGAAAATCTAAAAAAAGGGATATTTCCCTTCATAATTGCCGCTTCTGCCCTGTCAGTATCTGCTTCGGCCGCTTTCTATTCAGTTAGCGGCTTGAGCAAACTCTTTGCTGGTGCTTCACTTGAGGTAATCATAATGGCAGGTTCTTTAGAGGTATCAAAATTAGTTATTGCTTCCTTACTTTACCAGTACTGGAATGAATTAAACAAAGTACTTAGAACTTATTTAACTGTAGCTACCCTAGTATTAATATTAATTACTAGTATGGGTATTTATGGTTTCTTATCTGCTGCATATCAAGAGACTTACTCTAAATTATCATTAGTAGAGAATGAAAAAAGTTTTATACAACAAAAAGTTGATTTTTATCAAGACGATTTAACCAGATATGATGAAGAACTTAAACAAATTAGTTCAAATATTGCTACTCTTTCTAATGCCAAAGCTTCGTCGATCCAAATACGAGACACCTCGGTGGCTGGGGGCGTTAGATCCACAATATCCACAACTGAATTACGTTTGGCACAAGCTCGTATTGCAACCGAAGAAGAAAATAGAAAAACTGTTCAAGCTAAACGAGAAGTAGTAGTTGATTCTTTACGTAAATATCAACAACAAGTACTAGAACTAGATAATAACACCGAAGTTGCTGGTGAATTAGGTCCCTTACAGTATCTATCGGGGCTTACAGGTGCTCCTATGGATAAGATTATAAACATTTTACTTCTTATTATTATTTTTGTATTTGATCCTTTAGCAATTGCTCTTGTAGTTGCAGCTAACTTTGCATTCGAAAAAGCATATCCTAAAAAACGAGAAAATTTATATGGAGAGCTTGTAAATGATTTTTCGGAGTGGGACAATTTAGACAATGAAGTTGAATTAGAAGCAGATCCAGATGATTTACCTAATATCGAAGATGAGGATCATGCACTTGATATGGTTATGAACGATATGGTTAAAGACATGGAGGTCAATGACCTAGAAGAAATAGAACCAGAATACAATATTTTAGATTTAAATAAAGATGGAGTTATAGATGAAGATGAAATTCAAAAAACCCACCAACTTATAAATAAACTCCAGTCTCAATTAGACACAGGAATCTCTTCTTGGAGAAAAGGCAAAATCCAAAGCCAAATAAATGAACTTCAATCTCGTCTTAACCAAAATGAAGATAACACAAAAACTTACTAGTTTATTTTTATTATTACCTTTTTTTGTTTTTTCCCAAATTCGAGATATAGATGCTGGAATTTATAAAGTAAAATATGATGAGGGCTTAGAAAACCCTCTTTGTGTCCAATATACTGTTTTATGCCCTATGGGTAATGCTTCTAGAAGGGGTATGAATTTTTATACAGTAGATTCAGTACATACAGCAGATAATGAGGATTACAAATATAATGTTTGGGATAAAGGCCATATGGCTCCAGCTGCTGATTTTAACTGTAATAGAGAAATGCTTTATAAAACATTTTCTTATTTAAATTCCTCTCTACAACACCAAAGCCTAAACAGAGGTGAATGGAAAGAATTAGAAAAATATGAAAGAGAATTAGCCCTATCCGAAGGACCAGTTAATGTAGAGATAGAAGTTCTATTTGATGAAAACCCTCCTAGAGTACCAGCAGGTGCAGCTATACCAAAAGCTTATAAAAAACACATTATAACTAGCAGTAGAACTTTATGTTACTACTTTTTAAATGAAGAGCCTGTAGAACAAGGCTTTGATAAGTTTCAAATAAAATGCCAACACTAGTTTGGTTCCCCTAAAAAGGTTTCGTATATTTAGGCAAATAAAAGTTATATGTTCAACCCGTATTTATCAAGAGAGCAGTTAGAAGAAAGGTTTTCAAAACTCCAAAAACTTAATTACAACCAATTCCGGTGGTGGAGAATGTACGAGTCTCCCAATAAACCACTTCATAGTAGAAGTCCTCTTATCGATAAGATATTGAATGGGGATTATGATTATTCACACTACAAGTTCCAAGCTATGTGGTGTGAACATGAATTAGATGATTTGCTAAAAGAGTGTGGTATTGATCTTCAAAAATATTTAGAAAAAAGCTCTGTAACCCGAGCTCGAAGAAAACGTTTATTAGAGGATTTTGATAAAGACGAAGAACAAAAACTTCATGCTCTTATATCTGAGTTTGTTAAATGCTTTAGATGTACTAGAGAACAAGTTATAGAAGAAATGGAAAAATGTAGTGGAACCCTGGTAGATCTTTATTATATTATAGAAGACAAATATAAAGTAACGATTGTCCCTCCTCCAAGAAGAGGTAGACCTAGAAAAAATATATGAAAGTATCACATGAAGTACCTCGCTGTTTATTAACAGCATCAGAAGAGTTTAATGATTATGATTATTGTTTACCTCATTTATTAGATATAGATGAGGAATATAAGCAATACTTTTTAGATGCTAAATCTAAAGGTCGTTATATTATTATGGATAATTCA